GCTTGAGGAAGAGCGAAAGCAAGCGGAATCCATTATGTCGCCCGAGGAGTACGGGCGTATTTGGCTAGGCATCCCGTACGATAACGCGGAGAAGGCAATCATGCCTAGGGCCGCGCTTATGGAAGCCATGAAGCGGAATGCGTCAACCGATGGCGGGATTGTTGTAGGGGCAGATATTGCGCGATTCGGAGAAGATTCGACGGTATTCGTAAAGCGACAAGGCTTGCAAGTGGTCGATACCATGGTATTGCATAAGGAGGATACGCAAGATGTTGCCAGCAGGCTCTACGACTTTGCGATGGGCGGACGGATCATGGTTGACGATACGGGGGTCGGAGGAGGAGTTACGGATCGACTCCGGCGCTTACATGCCAATGTTGTGCCTATTAACTTCGGCGGCTCCCCCCAGGACAAAAAGAAGTATCCCGACATTATTTCGGAAATGTGGTTCAATCTTGCGGAACTTCTTCCGCAAATTGGGCTAAAACATGACGACGAATTACTAGCCGAACTGGCCTCCCGTCAATTCAAATATACTGCCGATGAACGGCGAAAAGTAGAAAGCAAGGAAGAATACAAAAAGCGGACTGGTAGACGTTCGCCCGACCGTGCGGACGCGACGATACTTTGCTTTTACAATAACGACAGGATAATAAGGCCAGCGCCGTATAGCGCGAGGGCATTAGGGATATAGGGGTCAAGCATTGATCGACCTAACCAATAAAGACCATATAATCAAGCTCATACAGAGCGACGGGCCTAGGCAGGCGAAGCTATCTAGGCAGGCGGCCTATGTGCGCGGCGAGAATCCTGCTATCCTTGCTCCTTACCCAAAAGAGGAGCCTGATAACCGCATCCCCGTGCCTTTTGTTAAGCGCGGCATTAATATGGTCGTCGGCTATGCGTTAAAAGAGGGAAACGTAGTCTATAAGGGCGACGGATATGATGATAGCCTAAAAGAGATTTATGACGCCAATGACGAAGGCTTGCTTGACGCCGAGCTTGGCGCGACCGCCCTTGCCCATGGATTTGCATACGAGCTTCATTGGAGCGAGGGCGGGAAGGATCAATTCGCACAGATTCCCGTAGCTCAGTGTATCCCGGTGTTTGACGATTCGCTCAAGCCTAAGATGATCGGGTTTATTCGTTATTGGAAAGAGCGCGATATCTTCAAAAACGAAGACGTAGTTTATGTGCATGCCTATGATGCCAAGGGGAAGCAAGAGTATACGGGCAAGTCGGTAGAAACTATCGTTCCCGGTAAGTCGGAAGTGCATGGCTATTCCCGCGTCCCCGTAATTCAATTCAAGATTTCCAGCGATGGGTCAAACTTTTTTGACCATGTTACGCAACTGATAGACTTCTATGATAAGATAATGTCCGAGGACTTCGCGGACGAATTAGCTCGGTTTGCTCAGGCTTATTTGGGCATGACCTACAATCTCGGGAATGCCGTTGACGAGGATACTGGCGAAACCGAAGTTGACAAGATAAAGCGCGATAGGATATTCCAGGGGCTCGCCTCGGATAGGGCGGTTACCGATCAGATCGCATTCATTACCAAGAACATAAACGCCGAGTTCACCAAGGAAGCGGCCGACCGTTGCGAGCGCCTAATCTATGAAATGCTCCAGCTTTTCAACCCGAATGATGATACCTTCGTCCAGGCTTCGGGCGTAGCGCAAAAGTATAAGCTCCTCGGTTTTGAATATCTCGTTACCTCCATACTGACTTATTTCGCCATCGGCCTACAGGACCGCATCGCGCTAGTCAAGAAGCTTAATGCGAACATGGCGGCGACGGGTGAGCAGAATACCGATGTTACAATCGATTTCAAGCGCAATCTTCCCGATGATCTTGTGAGCCTTGCCGAGATTGCGTCGAAACTTAAAGACGTTTTGAGCGACGAGACTATTCTGCGGCTTTTCCCGACCTATGTAGTTGAGGATGTAGACGACGAGTTATCGAAGATCAAGGACCAGAAAGACAAGGCCATCGAAGACTTTATGAACCAGCAGGCCAATACTAACCCGGACGAGGGCGGGGACCAGAATGCCCAGCCGGGAGCTTAACGCGGCGTAGAATGAGGGTAATAAACAAACGACAAGGTATGATTATTAATTACAACTAATCACTTGGTAGATAATGGTGCTTTAATGGTGATATACTGGTAACAATGCGGACATCGGGCAAATATATTTTGAGGATTGCCATTTCTATATTCCCATCCGCAATATGGGCATATCGTAATAACTATTTTTTGCCGATTAGTTTTCATTACCTAATATTCCTTTACTGAATAGTTCTAAATCGAATCAATTATATCGAGTTGCTTTTCATTTTCTCCGCTTTCATACACTTTTATCTGCGCTTCACCGTATGATCCGCTAAATAATTTATTGTCTATATAAACAATTAGTTTTCCAGCCCACCAATACTCTTCAATTATATGGCCATTAATAACACAAGTGCGTTCTGTGTCCATATATTCTCCTTGGGAAATATAATAAAATGCCGCCTTTCAACGGCGCGGTGCTCCGGTCTGCACTATGATGGCTCGATAACCGTCAAATCATCGAGGCGGTCGATAAGGGCGACGGGATTTGAACCCGCATCTCCGCCTATCAGCGGTATTTGTTCCTTGGCTACTCGGCGAAGCGCTTCTGCCTTTGGCCTCAAACTACGCCCTTGAGGTATTAGTTAGCTTCGACTAAAAGGAAATTGCGCCCATAAAGATCGCCGTGCGCCCTAAGCAAATAAACAGCTCTTTCATGGGTAACGTTTCCAACGAAAATATCACCGGCCTTACCACAAAGTGTAGTCCATCGGTAAACGATATTGTAAAGTTTCATTTCGTACCTCCGATATATACATAATACCACAATGCTAGGAAATTGCAATAGGTAAAAGCAAAAAAAGTAAAGATTTTTAGCGTTTCACGGGGTAAAACGGCATGCGAGAACTAGATAAGTTATTGCTACGCAATGCCGACCGAACCGATGCCATAACCAAAGCCTTCGAGGCCGAGCTGAGAATAAGGTACTTACAAGCCTATGGGGAGATTGAAAGCCAGTTATCCGATCTCTACGCTAAGATGGGCGATACGCCGTCTATCATGGATGCTCGGCGTTATGGTAGGCTCGATAAGCTATCGAAGGCGATTGCGGCGGAGTATAAGAAACTGACCGGATGGGAACTTTCGAGGATACGCGACCATTCAGCGGCCAACTACGCGGAAGCCTACTACGGAACGGCATGGGCCTACGATCAGCATTTAGGCGTGGAGGTATCATGGCCGGTTATTTCAGCCGAGGCAATCCGTCAATCTGTATGGAGTGGCGCGACTGGCGAGAACTTTAGCGACAGGCTCAGGCAATGGAACACGCGCGAGCTGTTGACGCTTAATGGAAAGATCACTTCCGGGCTCGCCCAGGGGTTCGGCTTTTCCAAGATGGCCAGGACGGTCAAGGCCGAGGTCGGAGATGATTACTCGCGCATCGTGCGGATAGTTCGAACCGAGGCGCATCGGAATTATAGTCAGGGGCATCTTGACCTATATGATAAGCTGGAAGATTTAGGTATTGACGCGCGGAAACAATGGGTAGCTACGTTAGACACCAGGACGCGGGATAGTCACGGATACATGGATGGAAAGTTCTCCGATGATAAAGGCAATTTCAAAGTCGGCGCTTCTATTGGTCCTGGCCCTGGATTATTGGAAGGGCCGGATCAAAAGGCGCAAGTAATAAACTGCCGATGTAGAGTTGTCGAGATCGTAGACGGCCTAGCCCCCGAATACCGGCGCATCCGAGGAGAAGGGATACAACCGTATCAAACTTTTACCGATTGGGCGAGTAGGCGGGGATGGTCTGAAAAGACCGGATGGGATATAACAGCTAAAGCTAAACTTGCGGAGAGTCAGGCGAGGAAGTATTAGCTATCAACGTAGTTTTGTAGTATCCTATATTCGTCTTCGGATATTTCCGACCAGAACAAAATACTATAGCTTTCCCGTATGGAATGTTTTTTGCTTCCGTAAATATATGCTATGGGGCTTTCTGAAATGGCTTCAGTAAAAACATCTGATCCAGCCATAGAATCAATCTGATATCGGATGTAATAATATTTCATTGCGACCTCCTAAAGAGATATGGGCGCGAACGGATTCGGACCGTATCGCAATCGAGGTTAGCGGCCACCGCTAAACTTGCCAGCATCCCACGCTAGCTTCGCGCGCCCGATAAAGTGCCCGAACCGTCAGCCGGGCAGTGCTCTAGCCGGGAACGATCACCGGAGGACCAGCGATCTTCGGGGAACCAATCCGCCCGACAAGGTAACAATACCACATTGATAGAAGGATGTCAAGCATAAAAAGAAAGTTTTACGACTCGCCGGGCTAGAACTGGCGGGGCGAAAGGATGAATATATGGGGCTTTTTGAGGATTTTGGAGAGAGTATCGTAGCTGAGAAGCGCGAAGCATTCAAGGCGGCTATTTCGGCTCTCGATGGGGCGGTGAAGATCGACTCGCGGGAAGCGGTGGAAAAGCTGGCCGAAAGTAATGCATTTATAAAAAGCTGGAAGGATTCAGTAATCAGTACGGCGGTAGCTTCCCATGATGCTAAGTTTATGAAGGATAGCTTCCCCGATCTCGTTGAGGCTGAAATCAAAAAGCGCGGGCCTAAGCCGAAGGACCCGGAGCTCGCGGCGGCCCTTGAACGGGTCGAGGCGCTCGAAACGGCAAAGGCTAAGGCCGAGGCCGAGAATGTACGCATTAATCAGCGCTCGAAGGTGCTTCCCGTCTTGACTGAATTGGGGCTTGATGCCAAATGGGCGGATAGACTCATCGGGGCGAGTGACGCGGAGACTGACGAACTGGTCAAGGCATTCAAGGCTGATTTCGGCAAGGCTCGCGATGGATATACGGAAAAGCTAATAAAGGATCGTTTCGGGAATCAGGGTATGCCTCCGGCTGGTGGGGCTCCCGCGCCGCAGGATATGAAAAGCAAGCTCGCGGCCGCAGAGGCTAAGTTTGCCGATGCTCAAAAAAAGAATGATCGTGTTGCAATGGCGGCGGCGGCCGATGAAGTTTTCGCATGGAGCGAAGCTATAAGCGCCGCGCCTAATAAGGGGATGTAAATGGCTACTATGGATTCGGATACTGTAAATTATCGTGGTCAACTGTTTATGCTCGGGGCGAATCAGGCCCCGTTTCTCAATGCTATTTCCGGGCGGACTAAGCGCACCCGCGCCTTTACCTTCCCGATTGCGGTTACCGCTTCGCCGGCTTCCGCTTCGGCTGACAATGTAATCGCCGAGGATACCGCCTCCGCCTCGGGGACCGCCGATACTGTCGCTCTCGGGCAGGACGTGAACGTCTGCCAGATCATGAAATACAAGGTCGAGACTACCCTGAAGAAGGAGTCTGTCAACGGCCAGGTGTACGCGACTATCGGTAACTCGAACGACTACCCGATTGTTAACTCGGGCCTCGCCCTCCAGCGCAGGATCAAGCTTATTCAGGCCGCCAAGGACCTGGAGTATTGCTTCCTGAATAACACCTATGTGGCTGAGGGAACTTCCGCTACGGTCCAGGTTACCCGTGGACTCAAGGATGCGATTGCGACTAATACCGTCGCGGCTGGCAGTAAGAAGCTCGAAAAGGGCATGATCGAAGAGCTTGTCCGCGAGATGGTCGCCTCTGGTGCGCCGTTTGAGAATGTAGCCTTCCTGTGCAACTCTTTCCAGATGCAACAGCTTTCCGACATTTACGGCTATGCCCCGATGGATCGGACTACGGGCGGTGTCGCGATTGATACTTTCCTCGTCCCCGGGGCCCCTCCGATTCGCACCTTGTTCAGCCCCCAGATGCCAACCGACGAGGTGTATCTCGTGGACCTGAACTATTGCGCCCCCGTGTTCTGCCCGGTTCCGCCCTCGGTCGATGGGATCGCGCTTGGTAATCCTACTAACCTCATGGAGAATGGCGTTGATGTGGGCTACTACCCCATTGGCACCGTTGGAGCCATGGTCGGCGGATTCCTGTATATGCAACCCGGCCTCGACCACGGTCCCGAGGAGTTCCACGGATCGATCACTGGCCTTGCGACGACTGCGTAATTAATCGGGGGAGGAAACTCCCCCATACTTAAAGGGGAAATTGAATGAAGTTTGAAAGTTCTTCTGCTATATCGAAGGGATTGGGCAACGCCCTTGAAACTATCGCCGAAGTGGGCTCCCTTCCGTTGGTTCGTGGTCAGTATTACTTTGTCGATCCTACCTCCGGGGCTGATACCTCGGATGGCCGGACTATTGACACCGCGCTCAAGAATCTCGATGAAGCCTATTCTCGCGCCTCTGACGGCGACGGTATTGCGCTTCTTTCCTACGGTGCGACCTCGGCAGCGACTACTTCCTATCTTACCCAGGAACTCGCGTGGTCTAAGAATGGTATCACGGTTGTCGGCGTTGCGGCCCCCGTTGTGATGTTCGGACGCGCTCGCGTTGCGAATAAGACGATTACCACTACCGCTACGCTTACCGCAGTCGCTGATACTTCTATTTCCCGCGCCTCCGGTTCGTTTATTACGGACGGCTGGGAAGTCGGTATGAAGTTCATCACTAACGTAGATGCCGCCGCTATTACGGTTACTGCTGTTTCGGCTCTTACAATCCTCGTTTCTGGTACGCTCACGGTCGGGGCTCATACCTCGATGACGAGCGTCAACGTCAATATTATGACGGTTTCCGGTTCCAA